ATTAGCGGAACAGTTACTGCAACGCCCGGTTCAGCAACAATAACAGGTTCTGGTACAGCATTTTTGTCACAACTGCAACCCGGCCAATTCATTGTAATTCGCGGTCAGTCATATCGTGTCGTGCAGATTGCAAGTGATACATCGCTGTCGGTTAGCCCAGAGTATCGTGGCCAATCAACTATTGCAAACTGTATTGTTTCGCAAACACTTGAAATTCGCACTCCACAGTCCCAATGGATAGACCCATGCAATGGCACAGGCCCATCAGGTTACAACCTTGACCTGACTCGTATGCAGATGTGGTACATCGACTACTCTTGGTACGGTGCTGGTTATATTCGCTTTGGTGTTCGCGGCACTAATGGCTTGGTGACTTACGTACATCAAATTCAGAACAACAATAAGCAATTTGAAGCTTACATGCGTTCTGGAAACATGGCGGCTCACTATGAAGTCTCTGGCATTCCTCCACAGACGTTTTTAACAGCGCCTTTGTCTGGGTCTACCACAACTCTAAGTGCTAACATTTTAATTAATGACTTGACGATTCCGGTGACGGATACCAGCGTGTTTAACGCAAGTGGCGGCGTTGCAAAATTATCTAACGAATACATTTTGTATACCACCACATCCACAACATCTGGCGCTGGTAATTTAGTTGGTTGCACCCGTGGTTTTGGCAACACTATTGCTGACGATCAAACGTCTGGCACAACTATTTCACCATCTTCAATGACGGTCAATGATGCTCGTGGTTTCCCAACTCCAGCACAAACGACTGCAACTTTGACGCTTGAAGTTTCTGCTGCTGGCGGCAACATTGAATACATTAACTATACCGGTATTACCGCTAGCGGTCTTATTTGGGGTTTGACCAGAGCACAAGCAGGTGGCCAAGCATCTGCGCAGACATTTGCCAACGGCGATGTAAGAACTGCCGTAGAGTTTGTTGCACCAGCTTCTGTGCCATCATTGTCACACTGGGGTTCATCTGCAATTATGGATGGCCGGTTTGACGATGACAAATCGTTGATCTTTAACTACGGTACACCTAAGTTAACGACCACAACATCGACTACCGCACTGACCCCCGTGCTGGCAATTCGTGTTGCACCGTCTGTAGACAACGGAACAACCGGTTTGCTCGGCAATAAAGAAATTATCAACCGCATGCAGTTGCAATTGGTTGAGTTGGGTATCTATGCAACAGGACCGTTGTTGGTTAACTTGGTGTTGAATGGTGTTACGACTGGTACATTTAGCGGTAACTTTACGGCTCCTGTTACTACGGCTGGTGGTGCGTTTACATCTTCTTTGTCGCAAGTTGCAGCGAACTCTACAAATACAGTAACCGTAATTGGTGGTGAATCTGTAGCAGCTGCGTTTACCAACACAAACGGTCAAACCACTTTGGACTTGACGGGTGTGCGTGACTTGGGTAACTCTATTCTTGGCGGCGGAACCACCAACACGATTCCAGCATCTCAGGCAGGTTTCTATCCAGACGGCCCAGATATTTTGTATGTTTGCGTAACTTCTTTGACCGGTACGGCAACTGACGTTTTTGCCCGCTTGTCTTGGAAAGAAGCACAGGCTTAATTATGGCCAAGAGTCCAGCATGGCAAAGGAAGGAAGGGAAGAACCCCAATGGCGGATTGAACGCCAAGGGGCGCGCCTCCGCCAAAAAGCAAGGCATGAATTTGAAACCGCCCCAGCCAGAAGGAGGCTCCCGCAAGGACTCTTTCTGTGCGAGGATGGAAGGGATGAAGTCGAAGCTAACGTCCGCAAAGACCGCCAAAGACCCAGACTCACGCATCAATAAATCACTGAGAGCATGGAAGTGCTAGATCTAAACACCATTTGGTCGGCTGGTTTAACCTTTTTTACAGGGTTGCTGACCTTTGTCGCCAAGGAAAAGTTTGAAGAACTCAAACGCCTTGATATTCTGCTCAACAAAACCCGCGAGGAGATTGCCCGTGATTACACGACTAACGCAGAAGTGCAAAGAATTACTGACCACATTGATCAGCGCTTTAACAGACTTGAAGCAAAGATTGATCAGCTTATTCAAAAAGGATAAGTAATGCCAAGCACAAGCAAAAAACAACATAATTTCATGGAAGCGGTGGCCCACAATCCAGCGTTTGCCAAGAAAGCAGGCGTACCCATGTCAGTGGGGCAGGACTTTTCGTCGGCTGATAAAGGCCGTAAATTTTCTAAAGGTGGATCTATGGCTAAGAGCGACATGAAAGAAGACATGGCAATGGACAAGAAGCAAGACGTTGCCATGCTCAAGAAGGCGTTTAAACAACACGACGCACAAGAACATAAAGGCGACAAAGGTACAACTTTGAAGCTGTCTAAGGGTGGTTCATTCCGCGCTTCGGCTAATGGCATTGCACAGCGCGGCCTGACTAAAGGCAAACAAATCGCCATGTGCGGTGGCGGCATGTACAAAGGAAAATAATCATGGCTACTAAAAAAGCAATGAAAAAGTTTAAACGCTACGATGAAGGCGGCGATGTTTCTGAATCAGCCGCCAAAAAACGTGGTTTAGACATTTCCAACAAAGAAGAGCCGGTAGGCTTCTTTGAGCGTCTGCGCATGGGCAACATTGATCAGCCCGGAACAGAGGCTTACAACCGTTTTGGCGCTGGCCGTGGTTACGAGAAAACCATGGAAGATGAGAGGGAGGCCGCACGTGCCCCTGTGCGCATGTCTTCAACGCCTGCCGCCTCGTCTCGCCCACTGTCTGATGACATGTATTCAGACACGGGTCCAAGCACAGGCATGGGTGCTGCTGGTACAAGCGAAACAATTAAGCCTACACGTCAGGTTATGGCCAAGCCTACTTTGCCTGCGTCTTCTCCTGCCAAAAAGCCCACGCCAGAGTCAATGCCAGTGCCTCCGCTGATTGACAGAAGCAAGCCTGTTGGCACTGGCAACCAGCGTGGCCCGACAGCTGAAGAGTTGGCTGAGTACGCGGCTCAGAAGAACAAAAAGCCTTCCGCAGCCGAAAAACTTGATACCAAAAGCATGAACGAAAAAGCTCAAAAGGCTTTATATGAAGATCCTACTGCTTTGCTTGGTGCTGGCGCTGCTGGCTTCGGTTTGTACAAATTGGCTAAATACCTTAAGGGTGCTAAGAAAGCTAAAGATGCTTCTCCATACCTTAAAGAAATAGGCATGGAGTCCAAGAAGCTGCCACGCCCATCTTCTAATGTCACGGATGTTGTGGCGAAGAAACGCGGTGGCGCAGTTAAGAAGTACGCCGCGGGTGGTTCTGTATCTTCTGCATCTAAACGCGCAGACGGTATTGCCACCAAAGGCAAAACACGCGGAAAGATGTGCTGACATGATGGCCAGCCGTGGAATGGGAGCCATCTCTCCCAGCAAAATGCCAAAAGGCGTACGCAAAGCGCGTAGGGATGACACCGATTTCACGCAATATGCCGATGGCGGTCCTGTTGGCCTTTATGCCAACATTAATGCCAAACGTAAACGTATAGCCGCCGGATCTGGCGAAAAAATGCGCAAGCCCGGCCAAGCTGGTGCGCCAACTAAACAAGCTTTTATTAACTCTGCAAAAACCGCAAAGGATTGATATGTCTCAGTTTACATTTACCCCCGCAGAAGACCTTTTGGTGCTAAATTCTGTACGCGCCAAAGCCGCTCAGTTTTTGAGTGCTTTTGGCGTTAAAGATCCAGACCTAGAGGCTTTGATGGAAAAGATTGAAAGCCAATTCACACCAGTAGCAGAGCCTACACCGGTTGTTACTGAAGTTGTAGAGCCTGAAGTTGTGGTTGAGGCTCCGCAAGAAGCCGCAACTGAAGAAGTTATTGCTGAAGAAACACCTGCTCAGGAGTAATCCATGGCCGTCTCAGGAACCACCGCATTTAATCTTGACCTTACAGAAATTGTTGAGGAAGCGTTTGAACGTGCTGGTTCTGAGTTGCGTTCGGGTTACGATTTGCGCACTGCGCGTCGCTCTCTTAATTTATTGTTTGCGGATTGGGCTAACCGCGGCATAAACATGTGGACCTTTGAGCAGGGGACTATTCCCTTAGTGCAAGGTACAGCCACATATGATTTGCCGTCCGACACAGTAGACCTGATGGAGCATGTAATCCGTACAGGAGCAGGCAGCGCATCAACGCAGGCAGATTTGACCATTACGCGTATTAGTGTTTCTACCTACGCGACTATTCCGAACAAGCTGCAACAAGCGCGACCAATTCAAGTCTGGATTGAGCGTCGGCAAGAAACCCCAAGAATTACGGTCTGGCCTATTCCAGATCAGGGTACGGCATTGCAGCCCGTTTACACGTTTGTCTACTGGCGTTTGCGCCGCATAGACGACGCTGGCAATGGTGTAAACACCATGGACGTTCCTTTCCGCTTCCTGCCTTGCATGGTTGCTGGTTTGGCTTACTACATCGCCATGAAGGTCAAAGACGGAACACAACGTCTAGACATTCTCAAGCAACAGTATGATGAAGCTTGGGACTTGGCCGCCACTGAAGATCGGGAAAAAGCGGCTGTCCGTTTTGTGCCCCGTCAGATGTTCATTGGTGGGAGCATGTAATGGGTAACCGGTTTGCAAATGGCGTACGTGCGATTGCCATGTGCGATCGTTGCGGACAACAGTTTAAACTCAAACAGCTTAAGACAGAAATTATTAAGCAACGCAAGTATCAATTGCTTGTGTGCCATGAGTGTTGGGATCCAGATCATCCTCAATTAATGCTGGGCACATTCCCAGTTGATGATCCACAAGCTTTGCGTAACCCACGCAGGGATACCACATATGCAACAGCCGGTACAAATAGCAATGGTCTTCCTACCGGTGGTAGCCGCGATATTCAATGGGGCTGGTCGCCAATTGGCGGTGCTAGTCAATTTGATTCAGTTCTAACTCCAAATTACTTGGTTTCTAGAGCAAATGTTGGTACAGTAACAATATCTTAAGGAGTTTAAACATGGCATATACAAAAGCAGCAGATGGCGTAGCACAACGTGGCAAGACCACGGTGCAAGTGATGTCTAACAGCGGTCCAACCGCACCCAATCCACGTGGCGGCAAAAGCAGCAAAGGCGGTCCAACAGGCCAGCAAATGCGTGCTGTAGGCCGTAACATGGCTCGTGTAAACAACCAACGTAAAGGTTAATCATGGCTGGATATAGCAAAAAAATGATGGGCAAAGAAGTTGGTGATGCCAGCGTTTACGCTCAACCTCACACAATGAGTGGCAAGAAGATGGACAAGGCTCCTGAAGAGTTTGGCACAAACCCCGGTTTTCCACCCAACCGCAGCAAACTTGAAAACAACGACATGAGCGTTGGTTACGTTAGCAAATCTGCTGGCGATGAAAAAGTTAAAACCAGCGGCATTAAAATGCGCGGCGCTGGTGCTGCAACTAAAGGCTTCATGTCTCGTGGCCCAATGGCATAAACCATGACATACACTGAACTCGTCACTGCAATCCAAGACTATTGCGAAAATACATTCGCAACAGCGGATATTAATACGTTTATTAAACAGGCGGAGCAGCGCATCTATAACACGGTGCAAATCTCCAACTTGCGTAAAAATGTGACGGGTTTATTGACTATAAGCAACCAGTATTTGGCTTGCCCCGGTGACTTTTTGTCCACCTACTCAATTGCCATTTATCCAGTGTCTGGCGGTGAATATATTTATTTGCTGAACAAAGATGTGAACTTTATTCGTGAAGCATATCCAAATCCAGCAACTACCGGCGTGCCAAAACATTACGCTTTGTTTGGCCCTCAATCTAATGACGTAAATGAATTAACATTTATTGTTGGCCCAACACCCAGTGCTTCATACAATGTTGAGTTAAATTATTATTATTACCCGCCATCAATTGTTACTGCAAGTGCCACATGGCTTGGCGATAACTTTGATTCGGCATTGTTGTATGGAGCTTTGTGTGAAGCAATCACATACATGAAGGGCGAGCCTGACTTGGTCAAACTGTATCAAGAGCGTTACGTTCAAGCAATTGCGTTGCTTAAGAACTTGGGTGATGGCAAACAGCGCATGGATGC